AGCCGTTGATCTCCTGGCACTTGGCGAAGAGACGGTCGAGCGCCTTGGACGACTTGTTGCCCAGGCGGGCGACGTCGCCGGACTCGAAGATCCGCTTGCCGTTGCCGTCGACCATGCAGCGGGCCACCAGGCGGGCGCGCAGGTTGGCCAGGTTCGGCTTCTGCTTACCACCCTTGGTGGTGACGGTGCTCGCCTCGAACGCGTCGCGCTCGGCGGCGGTCAGAACCTTCAGTCGAGCAGCCGCCTTCGGCCCCCACTCGGGGACGGGCACGACGACGGTCTCGATGTCGTCGTACTCCAGGATCGCGTCCCGGTCGAGGAAGACGTACTCTTCGACGTTCTCGTTCTCGCTCATGTCTGTTGACTCCTTCGCGGGGTTAGCGGGTTGAGGCACGGCCGGAGCACCCGCGAACATCCGGCCGTGCCAGTCATGGGGGTCAGTCTGCTCGCGCGACGCTGTCGGCGGCCCTCTTGAGGACGTTGAGCAGATGATTCTCAATCAGGCCGTCAGCCTGACTGAAGGTTGAGATGAACCAGTCGTAACCGGGGTTACTGTACCAGTGGTTCTTGTCACCGAAGAGGGGGTGACGCCATCCTTTTGGCCGGTCAAGGCCTCGGGGGATGATCCCTTCGCTGGGGGTGGGCATCGACGTCTGGACGCGGACACCACCGGTGCCACGCCTGTCGACGTGGACACCAGCGGCGACCTTCTTCCGAAGGCCCGTATGCCCTGCCTGACGCGGAGTCGGGAGACCAAGCACCCGACCCCGCGCAACGTCTGCCAGCTTCTCGGCGTCCGCCTCGATTGCGTCGCCCAGCTCGCCTGGCACGTCGTCGTTGACCCGCCCCAGGGCAGCGATGACCCGTTCCCATTCAGGGCCCGAGACAATGCTGTACCCCAGCCACGGGCCCGGCATCAGGAGGTCGCGCGGGCGATGCCCTCGCGCTGAGCCGGGAAGGTGACGTCCGTGGTGGAGAGGTCGCCGACGTCACCGGCCAGCGGGGTGTACTCCAGCAGGATGCAGGTGGCGGAGTACTCGGGGTTGTCCGCCGCCGGGGAGCCGGAGCCGAGGCGCGGGCGCACCTTGACGACGAACTCCTCCTCGTTGTCCCACAGGGGGAACAGGACGTCGTCGACCTTGTCGGCGTCGAAGTCCTGCTGGAAGGTCATCTCGAACGAGTCGTCCTTCAGGCCGTGAGCACGCTCACGACCGTCGCCACCGAAGTTGGTGGTGTCGATCTCGTCCTTGGCGAGGTTGATGGTCACGGACGAGACGTGCGAGGAGAACGGGGTGCCGTCAACCTCAACGTAGCAGTCCCGGAGGACCAGCTTGGCCATGGAAGGCCCCTTTCTGTGTTAGAGAGTTGCGGCCTTCGTCAGCCGACTCGAACGATCGCCACGTCCACGTCTGCGGGCGTGTCGACAATGATGGTGCAGCGACCAGCGCCTGCGGTGGCGCGGTCCACGTACTCCTTACGGAGCGGAATCCAGACCTCGGTGGGGGTCGTGGAGCCGTCCGCGAGGGCGTACTCGGGGTCCGGCATGGGCTCGCCGTAGGAGGTGTTGCCGGGCGCGACGACGGTCACGGTGACCGCAGCAGCGCCGGTGTTCCGGTACACAGCGAAGGTGTTGCGGCCGGAACCGACCTCGGCGGTGTCAGAGGCGGAAGCAGCGCCGAACGCGGGCGCGGTGCCCGCGTCCACGAGCTGCTGCGTGGTGAGAGCAGCCATTGCTCAGTGTGTCCTTTCAGAGCTTGGAGCCGTCCGTGTGGACGTCAACTCGGAGGATCGCGCCGACGACATCGATACGGGCGTCGCGGTAACCGCCGCCGTATTCGTGCACGCCGGACACGAAGGCCTGGACGAAGCCATGCTCGGCCTCGTCTACGCCCAGGTCGGGCGTATTGAAGATGGCCTCACGGATGCTCCTCGGACCGGCCGACTCCAGGAAATCATCCAGGCTGCCCTGGCTGTTCTCGGCGTCGCCCCGCTGGACGACGACGTAGACGTTGAACCGCCACATGTCGTCGCCCCTCGCCATCGCCCCGTCGAACTTCGACATATGAACGTCGATGCAGACGGCGGGGGTTTGGATGAGGTCCGGAATGTACGGGAAGATGTTCAACTCCTCGCCCGAGGAGGTGATGTGGTTCCCGATGGTGTCCGCGAGGGCCTGCTTGAGTAGCGCGAGTGATGCCATCTCAGCCTGCCGGGATTCGGTTTCGGCAGTACCGCGCCAGCTTGCCCGCAGCGATGCGGTTGTCGCGGACGTGGTAGATGTTGCCGAACTGGTCCATGCCTGCCGTGCCGAACGGGGCGTCCTTGAGCTGGAACGTCTCGGCCGCGATGATCACGCAGGCCTGACGCACAGCCTCGGGAACCGCCGTCCAGCCCCACTTCGCCGTCACGCGGACAACTCCGCGCCGACGAGAGTAGATCGGCAGGACGCTGTTGACGAACTGGATCTCGTAGTACGGCCAGCCGGGCTGACCGTCCACGACCCCGTTCCGGGGGTAGACCTCGTAGTCGGAAGACGGCACCTCGTAGACGAAGGTCCCATCGCCGTTGGAGTCGACCTCGACCTTCAGCCCGTCCGTCGACCAGAAGTCGTCGACCGCCACGGTGTACTCGTCGTCAGGCTCGTACACGCGCGCGGTAGCCTCATCGGCCTTGTTGAACTGGCGGTTGCAGTGCTTCTCGATCTCACCGCTGGCCGCGTTGATGGCGTCCATGAGGTTGTCGTCCTGCGCCTCGTTGTCCGGCTTGAACTTCAAGTAGTCCTTGAGCCGGGCGAGCTCGACGTAGGGGTCGCCGAGGGCCATCATCCTCCTTCCGAGGTGGGGCGGGGACGCGACCTCAAAGTGGCGTCACCCGCCCCAACTACTGCCGGGTCAGGACTGCTTCATGACCAGACGCTTGAACGCGGAGGGCACGAGGATCTTGGAGTTGTTCATCCAGACCGCGTACACGCCGCGCTGACCGGTCGGGCGCTGGTTCTCGCCGAACAGGTGGGGGATCAGCTCGACGGTCATGCCGATGCGGTCGACGATCAGGAACTGCTTGAAGTCGCCGAAGAGCATGACGGCCGCGTTGGCCGTGCCCGCCGAAGCACCCTTGGCCGTGGTCAGGCTCGGCATCGCCGAGGACCGGTAGTCCGGGTAGTCGATCAGGCGGCGCGGGGTGCCGTCGCCGATCCGGGTCCACAGGTTCGCACCGCCAGAGGTGTCGAACTGCCGGATGGCGTTGTAGACGCTCTTGTGCGCCAGCCAGGAAGCGTTGCGCTCCCAGCGGGGGGCCAGCGCCTCCTCCAGGGCGTAGAGGTCGGCCACGGCGAAGGTGTCGATCGCGGCGGTGTTGACGTCCTGAGACGCGCCCACCAGACCGGCGTTGATGCCCTGCGGCAGGTTGCCGGTGGCGTCGCCGGTCACGAAGGAGTCCTCTTCGGCCTCCTTCGCGTCCACCAGGACGCGGGTGATCTCGGACCGGAGGGCGGACCAGGAGAGGTCGACCTCGATCGAGAAGGGCACGAAGCCCTGGACCCGCTTGGTGCGGACGGTGGGCTGACCCAGCTCGAAGCTGTCGTCGGAGACCTCGGCCGCTTCCGCGTCACGCGACACGGTCGTACCGGCGGTGGTGACGCCCTGCCACTCCTTGCCGACGATGGTCTCGACGCGGGCCATCTCGCGGATCGGGTTCACGACGCCCGCCGAGGTCAGGATGACCGTCGGGTCGAGCTGGAACGGGACCGCGTAGCCACCCTGGTTGTCGGTGCCCAGGGACTGCGCGCGGAGCAGCGCCTGGCGCTCCTCGTTGGTGCAGAAGGCGTCGGTGCCGTGGCGCATCACCTTGGTGAAGGCGCGCTCGTAGTCCTTGGAGCCCGTGATGAGCATCCGCTTCGCCAGGTCACCGGCCTGGTTGTCGACGGTGTCGATCAGCATCTCGGCCCGCTCCTGCATGGCCTCCTTGCTGACGCCGTCGCGGCGGCCGAACTCGGCCCGCTCGATGGCGCGCTTGGCGTTGTCGCCAGCACGGCGGACGAAGTCCTCGGGGGAGTTGGACTCCATCCGAAGGGCGTCCAGGTCGTAGACCTCGGCGTCGGTGCGGCTGCGGACGTAGGCCGGGGCCTCGTCCTTCACCTTGCGCTCGCCCAGCTCGCGGACGGTCGCCTGGCGGGCCTCGATCGCGGCGATGTCGGAGCGGAGCTGAGAGACCTCGGCGGTCAGCTCGTCCCACTCGCCCTGGCGCTCGCCCAGGGGCTCGTCGCCCGCACCCTCGTGCAGGCTGCGAAGGGCCTCCTGCGCCTCAGCCAGGCGGGCCTTCATCTCTTCCAGAGTCATGATGTTCTGATCCCTTCTCAGATCAGGTCGAGCAGGCTCAGTGCCCGCTCACGTGCGTTCTTGGACATGCCCGTCGAGGTGCCCGCCTGGGCGGCGTCGTTCGGGTCTTCGCTGCGAGCGTCGTCGGACTGTTCCGCACCCACTGCCGGGGCTACGGTGTCGTCGTCGGATGCACTCTTCTTCTCGGAACCGGCCTTGGCCTTGGCCTTGTCGTCCGAGGAAGTCTTCTTGTGGTCGCCGACCGTGTGCTTGCCCTCGACCTTGTCGCAGTTGCAGGGCTTCTTGGGGTCGGCCGCCTTGTCGTCGCCGGAGGGCTTCTTCTCGCCCGGCTTCGGCTTCTCGCCGTCCTTCTTGGGCGGGAAGGCGCGCAGGATCTCCTCGACCTGCTCGACGTCGTACCCGGCCTCTTCCAGGGCCTCGCGGGTCTCGTCGGTCAGCTCGAAGTCCCCAGCGCCCTCGTAGGCGAGGTCTTCGAGGCGCTGGCGGCGCTCGTCGTCGTTCATGCTGCTCCGGACTCCTACCGTGGTCTGGGGGTACGCGGGGAAGACGACGGGGCCAGCCTCCATGAGCTTGACCTCCTTGATCGTCCTCTGGAGCGGGCCGCGCTTGTGGTTCTTGGTGTAGAGGAGATCGACCAGCTCGGAGCGGTCCTTGATCTCCACGCCCTTGTTGTCCGACCAGGAGTCGCGAACGACCTTGAAGCGGAAGGACATGCCGGAGACAGCGCCCTCGGCGATGGCCTCGCGGATCGGGTCGGCGTGGTCGAAGAGGCGAGCCTGGACGCGGAGTCCGTGCTTGTCCTCCTTGATCGACTCGAACTTCCCGATCGGCAGGTTGCCGAAGCGGGAGTCGTGTCCGTGGTCGAACTGGAGCACCGGGGTGCGCTCCCGCAGGGTCTTCCGGAAGGCACCGCGAACGATGCGCTCCTTGAAGTGCCCCTCCCAGGAGTTGATTTCGGTGTCGGCATCGAAGACGGCGGCGTACCCCTCAAGGGTCTTGCCGTCGCCCTGGTTACCGGCACGCTCCTCTTCGGGCAGCGGCTCGAAGTCCACGGCCCGTTCGATGAACGTCATCTACGGTCCTTACTTCTTGGGGGCGGCGGCCTTTGCCGCCTTCTTCTGACCGGGTGTCGGGGCCGTCGGCTTCGAGCCGTACGGGCGCGGGTTGTTGGCGTGGTCGCCGTCCTTGTTCGGGCCCTTCGCCGGAGCCTTGCCCGCCGCCGCGTTCGTCGGCCTGCCGGGCTTCGAGTTGGGCGGCTTCGAGAGCGCACCCTGGTTGCCGACGGCGGCCTGGGCCTTGGCCTCGGCTGCGGCGGCACCCTCGGGCATCGGCGGCTGGAGCTGGACGGAGTAGAGGCCGGTGTGCTTCAGCAGCGACCAGTCGCGCTTCTTCACGGCCTCGATGATCGAGTCCGGGGTGTAGCCGTCCTGGATCAGCTTCGTGATCGTGGACGCCTCCTGCGACTGGATCTCCGCCAAGTCCTTGACGTCCTCGCGCAGGTACGCGATGTCGCGGTCGTCGTACCAGAGGCGGGAGCCGGACGGCACGGTGATGAGCACGGACATCGCAGCACAGAACGAGCGCCAGAGCGGGCGCATCGTGCCGTCGGCGAAGGCGTCGCGGGCGGACCGGAAGTTACCGGCGTTCAGGGACGAGCCCTGCATACCCTCGGAGAGGCCGATGACGACGGGGCTGACTCGGGCCGCCGCAGCGATCCGGGTCTCTCCAGCGCCCTGGATCTTCTTGAAATCCAAGGCCTGGAAGTCGATGGTCAGCGGGGTGACGTCGGCACCGCCGCCGAGGTACAGAGTTTTGTAGGCGTTGTCCGGGCCCGTGTGCCCCCGGTTGATCGCCTTCATGAACTCCTTGAACTGCTCGTTCGTCACAGTCTCCTTGAAGGAGACCGCGATGTTCGGAGTCGCAGCGTTCTTGTAGAACGCCGTCTTGTGGCGGGACGCCAGGAAGTCGGCCTCGATCTCGCGAAGGACCGGCGTCAGCCAGGTCATGCCCCGGTACTGCGCCTCGGGGTCGGGGATCGGTGCCCAGTGGGCGACCTTGCCGTTGGAGCCGTCGGCCGGGAAGATCTCCCAGTCCTCCGGGTGCTCGGTGCCGCCCGGCTTGTAGATGTACCCGGCGACGTCGCTCCGGGCGGCCTTGGCCGGGGGCGCGGTGAGGATGATGTCCACCCAGTCCGGCCGGAGTCGGCGTAGACGCTTCCCCTCGCGCACGACGAAGAAGTTGCCGCCGAGGTCCGCGTCCTGGATGGCGCGCGTCAGCAGCTCGCCGGTCGTGGCGTTCGGCCAGGGCTTCTCGAAGATCTCCAGCTCCTGCGTGCCGAAGAGATCCTGCGGACGCCCCTGCTTGATCTGCTGGAACTGGAACCGGGCCTCGGAGAAGAGCAGCGAGCGCGCCATGCAGCACGCGAAGACGATGCCGTTCCTCTTGTAGATGCCCTGGACCATGCTCTCGAAGTCGCTCTCCTGCGACTCCTTGCTGTCATGGGGGGTGGTGGCCGTGACGCTCAACGGGTAGTTGTTCCCGTTGTAGTTGAACATCTGGGCCCAGTCGTTGACGGTGAGACGCTCCTCGTCGGAGGACTGCTTCCGCCCGAACAGGGACTGCCAGACCTTAGCCATTGTCGTCCTCCTTCCTCTTCTCGTTCACGTCAACGAAGGCCAGGGCGATGGCCCCGACTGCCGCGCCCCCGTAGAGGCCGTACGGACCGAACTGCCAAACTGCTCCGGCCGTTGCCATGAGCAGCAGGAGTGCTACGGCAAGGACCGCTTGTGTGGGTGTCACGTCGCTCCTTAGCCGTAGGCCACCCAAGGCGCTGAAGCTGGTGCCTCGTTGCTGAGTTTCTTGTAGCCCCAGACCGCCAGCGTGGCGGAAACCAGGGGGCTGATATCTTGGGCGGCGTTCTTCTTGTCCCAGGCCCACTTGTCGGCCAGGTCTCGCTTCACGGCCGCCGCCACCGCGTTGGTGAGTGGCTGCTGGTCGGTGTGCACGATCTTGGGGACCTCGCCCTTGCGGGGCACGCAGCCGACGTGGAACTCGCCGCAGGCGACCGCGTACTCCGACGTCGTCGGGGACACGATCGTGACGCCTGCGTTCTCCAACTCCGTGATGAGACTGGACGCTTGGCCCTTGTCGTCGATGATGACGGCGTCGGGCTTCAGGTTGTTCCACATCTCGCGGATCCGGCCAGCGATCCAGTCGGTGCCGGGCCGGTAGTCGTACTGCTCGAAGCCGGTGATCTCGATGTGCTGCATACCGTCGTCGTTGACGCCGCAGGCGGTGATGCAGCCCCAGGCTCGGGTCGGACTCACGTCCACGGCCAGCACCCAGGTGTTCTTGGAGCCGCCCATCAGGATCTCGGACTCCTCGTCCGCACGAGCCTTCCAGCTCTCCTCGTCGATGACGGCCCAGGCGTCGCCGTCGACAGGCCAACGGCCCACCGACAGGCGCTCCACCTTGAAGGCGTCCTCGGACGAGGCCCGCCGCTCGTTGGCGACGGTGTCGTACTGGATGCGGATCCCGTAGCCGGGGTTGGCCTTCGCCCACACCTCTTCGTCGTCGAGCGAGTCGTGCTCAGTGCACGACGGCAGGCAGAAGTCCGTGCAGGTGTCCGCCGACCACTCCGCGAAGAAGAGGTATGGGTCGAGGTCGCCGGAAGCGAGAGCGGATATCGCGCGGGACCGCACGCGACCGAACTCATAGGCGTCCTCAAGGCCCGCAGACCCGGTGAACCAGATCTGGGGGTTCGGCTGCGCCGACAGCGTCGGCCGCAGAGCCATCATCGAGTCCTCGTCGAGGAACATAGCCTCGTCGAGCACCACAAGCTGAGGTGAGAAGCCTCGACCGAGCTTCTTCGTACGGGTCTTGAAGAGGAGGCGGCTGCCATCCTTCATCTCGATGCGCTCTTTGCCGTTCGCTTCGTAGCACCCCTTGAGCTTCTTACTCAGCGCGGGGGTGTCGGTGATGAGCGAAGCGACGCGGCGGAAGTGCTCACCCGAGGTCGCAAAGTCCTGGGCGGAGTGGATGATCGTCCGCTCGCCGAAGCGGGGGAGGATCAGACCGGCGAGCTGCCGGGCCTCCAGGATCGAGCCCTTGCCGTTCTGGCGGGCGACGACCAGGCCGACGTCTCGTGCGGCCCACATCCGCTCCAGGGCCTTCGACTTGGGGTTGACGAACGTCTCCAGCCGCTGGGCGCAGGACTGGACCAGGACCCAGCGCTGCCAGGGGTCTAGGTCCAGGCCTGCCATCTCGGCCAGGCGGACGGCGTCCTCGCCGAGGCTGAAGTCAACTGCCGTCGGCGGGAGGTGGGAGATTCGAGGGCGTTGATGCCCACGGGGCCTCACGGGCGATGAGCGCATCGAACTCGTCCACCTCCTCGTTGGGATCCGGGATGGCCCGGATATCTTCGATGATCTTCTGGAGCCTCAGCACCAGCGACGCGGTGTCGCCCGTGCGGAGCTGCGACATCCGGCAGGTGTTGCACCGGTTGCCCTGCAACTCGTGGGCTACGTAGTCGCGGAGGGCGATCAGCGATTCGCGGTAATCGCCCTGCTTGACGATGTTCTCCAGGTCGTCGCTCACCGCCGCCTCCGTCCCTTCCCTCGCGTCCCCACCAGGATCGCCGCCAGCAGCACCGTCTGGACGATCGACAGGACCAGCATCGCCGTCGCCCAGTTCTCCAGGGCGGACAGCATCAGATCACCCCGCGCCTGCGGGCCAGGTACAGCGCGCCGCCGCCCAGGCCGAGCGCCCCGGCCCCGATCCCCAGCGGGAGCAGCGGGGAAGCGCCCGTGTGGGCCATCTCGCCGTCAGCGTCGGCCTCGGCGGTCGCCGACGGGCTCGCGGAGCCCTCGGCCTCGCCGTCAGCCCCGGCCGGGGCGCTGGCGTCGCCGCTGGGCGACTGGGAGCCGCCGCCGGGGGTCTCGCCCGCCGGAGAGCCCGTCGGGCTGCCGGAGGCGTCCCCGGAGGGCGTCACGGTCGGGACGTCGACCTTCCCGGCGCAGAACGCGTTCAGGAAGCGCTCCACGTCGTTCAGGGTGACACCCTCCCGGTCGGCGTAGTCCAGGATCTCGTCCAGGCTGTGCGACTTCGCCAGCTTCTCCAGGTCGACGCCTTCGAGGTCGGCCAGGGCGACCGCCTCGTCGTAGCTCAGGGAGTTGAGTCCCTTGCACGAGTCGACGTCCACATCCAGGAAGACCTCGATGACTTCCTTGTTGGCCTGAACCCACGCCGACACATCGACGTCGCTCTCGGCGGCCTGCGCCGGGGCGGCCAGAGCCATCGCCCCCAGCGCGGCAACGCCAGCGGCCATCATGCGGAACTTCACGGGTCTTCCCTTCGGGTCAGCGGGTGAGGGGGTTCAGGTAGCTGGTCGGGCTGGCGTGCCGGTCCAGGCCGTGGAAGATGTAGAGGACGGTGCCGAGCTGGGCGTCCGCCTCCGCGCCGATCGACGCGATGTCCACGCTGATGTACTTCGAGCCCTCGGCGAGCTGGTCCTTGGAGACGGTGAAGACGACGATCTGCTCCTCCTCGGCCACCGTGGTGACCTCAGCCGAAGCCGCCTGCGAAGTCTCCGTCCAGACCTCGTCGTTGTCCAGGGTGGCTTCACCCTTGGTGAAGTACTTGGTGATGACCTCCAGGTCGGAGGTCGTGCCACCAGAGGCGGCGGTGTGCTGCTTGAGCGTCAGGACCGGGTCCTCGCTCGCAGTGCCCGCACCCTTGATGAAGACGACGTCCACCGCGTCGCAGTGCGCCATGTAGACGCGCTTGCCGGTGGCCGCACCGCTCGCCAGGTCGACCGGGGCTACGCCCGTGCCGAGGTCGTACTTATTGCCGAGGCCGTTGCCGAAAGGCATTTCAACTCCCTTACTGAGTTGTCACTTTACTTCTCTTGATGGGCTTCAGCCCGACATCCGTGCCGTCGTCGACAACTCGGAAGGCTCTGTCGTCAGGTTCGACCCTGATGACGTGTTCGCCGTAGACTGCGGTCTCGGCCAGGAACGATGAGGAGAGGCTGGGCAGTTGCCCGGCGAAACCGCCGATCGGGTTGACCGCGCCCGCGAACTCCGCCGGAGCCAGGCTCGGAAGCTGGGCGACCATCCCGCCGCCAGCGCCGCCACCCGACAGCGCGGCCGATACCTTCGGCAACGACGCCTCGACATCGCCCTCGGGTGGGGTGCCCGTACCGGCGAACGTCGAAGTCAGCTTGGGGAGTTGGGAAGTGAGGTCGCCGTCCGCTGTGCCGACCTGACCCACCAAGGCCGTCGGCCCCAGCTTCGGCAGGACCGACGCCGTCGCCGCCTCGTTAATGCCCAGCAGGGCGACCATGAAATGGACGTCGTCGGTGGACGTCGCCGTCGACTTGATGCCGCCTGACGGCTCGAAGGAGTTGCCGGTGCTACCGAGGAAGTCCCCGGTGTAGGCCATCGTCGCGCCATAGCGCACGCCGCCGACGGTGGTACCGGCGTACTGCTGACTGCCGAGGGTATACCCGGTGCCGCCGCCGATACTGAAGGTTGGATTGACACCCGTCCCGTTTCGGAGCGTCCGCCAGTAGATGACTCGCGAGGGGTTGGCGGCCCGGTTGACCTGGATGTCAACTGCCGGGTCTGCGTTGGCGGTTACGCCCGCCTGGACGGCGTTGGCGCTAGCCTGGATGCCGATCGCCGCGTCGGGGTGAACGCCCCGGATCACGATCATGGTGGCGACCAGCGGGGAAGCCGTGTCGGTGTTCTTGACGAAGCTGGCCGTCGTCTCGTCCCCGGTGAGGAACCTCCGCACCAGGTACGAGCGGAACGCGGAGGTGCCCTCCGCGAACGTCACCGTGCTGTAGCCCGGCGTCGCGATGTTCCAGGTGTTCTTGTTCGCGGTCAGGGAGACCAGAGCGAGGTCCCCGGCCTGGATTCCAGCCGGGTAGGTCAGAGTGACGGTCGACTCGCCCACCGGTTGCCCGGCGGACGTGGTCCCGACGATGGACATAGACATCAGCCCGTCACCGCCCTCGACTGCACCTTGATCAGTCGGTCATCGGCATCCACGTTGATCACCCGGACGCCCTTCAGGCGCGTCTCGCCCCTCATGTCCACCGTCAGCGGCAGCAGACCCGCGAACGAGCCCTGCGGCTCCACGCCGCCCGCCGCAGCAGCCTCAACCGGCCGCAGACCCGCCGTGAAGCCGCCCTCGGCCTCCTGCGGCTGCCCCTCGCCCTCCAACGCCGCCGACAAGCCCGGCAGCTCCGCCTCGGCCACCGCGTCGTTGTGGACCTCGCCCACCGCGTCGGCCGCCACCGGCTTCAGGGTCGACGTCCAGTCGCCCGACGCCGGAGTGCCCAGGCTGGGCGTCAGGAGGATGATGATGCCCGCCGCGATCGACCAGTTGGCGTCGCGGGACACCTGGCGCGAGTGCGAGCCTGTCGCCACGCCCGTGTTCGAGTCCCAGGACGCCGCCTGGACCGCGCCGGAGTTGTCGGCGTCGGCCATCCAGCGCCGCTGAGCCTCGTTCGACTCGATCTCGTAGTTCGCGGTGCCGGAGAAGTACGCGCCGCACACCAGCCGCCACGACCCCGTCGTGGAGTTGGTGACCGAGCCCGTCGAGCAGGTCGCGCCGTTACCGGCGGTCCCGCCGCTCCGGGGGCCCGTCTCCTGGACGCCGGAGTACGCCACCACGTTGGCCACCCGCAGCGCCACGTTGCCGGACGCCGAAGCCGACCAGCTCGACGGGTCCCCGGACTCGACGTAGCGCGTGAGCACCGTCACCTGGAGCTGGTCGGAGCCGACCGCCCGGTACTGCGT